TTCCTGGACAAAGACCAATTACAAATGTACCAATAGCTTTAAAGTTATCTGCTAATTGATCTACTGTTGGTGGAGTAGAATAAGTTGTTGTACCAGACCAGTATTCACTATAGGTTGAAGTTGGTTTTAAATATATTATCCCATTAACTAAATAGTTTCCTGCATCAGTAAAAGTAAATATACCAGTTGTATTATCAAATGTACCAAATGATAAAGGAGGTAAACAGGCATTACTAAGATAACCTCCACTTGCTGTTTTATTTATTCCATTTGATACAACAGTTGTATACTGTATAATATCTTGTCCGTTATGTATACCATTTACAAGAGCAGGATCTTTTTTTGGTATGATTGCTGAAGCAGATGAGAAATCTGAATCAATTGTACAAGTAGCACCAAAAACTTCTAAGAAATCATTTGATACAGTATATGTTGTAGTTGAGCCAACTGTTGATGAAGATACTGATATACCATCACCTGCAGCAACAACAGTTGTAGAAGCATTATTTGATAAATAATTATATATATCACATATTGCTACCCATATATTTTTAATTGTGTTTGCTATTGATGGGTCTGTTCCAAGGGCTACTGAATTAACCCAAGTTCCAGAATAATATGCACTGAATGTATTTACTGCAGGTAAAGCAGACAATGGCTGATCTAAATCAGTAATGCACTGAGATAATACAGCTAAATTAATATCAGAAGGATTTCCTGTTGCATCTAGTAATCTACAATATCCTAATGTATCATCATTCATTAATGTTTCTACAATAACATCTAATGGTTGAGATCCTGACAATATACAGTCTACTTCAAATGAAGGTAATGTATATGTAGGAAGATTATCAATTTGAGTTTGTAAAGATACTAAAGTATTATTGATTGTTGTAATGTCACCCTTAATATCTGCTAGATCATCTAATATACTACAGATTTTATTAGCAATCATCTGAACATAATCTACTAATTGCATAGTAGTTGTAGTACCTTGAATAAAACATGGAGCAACTGATACTACACAGTCAGGACATCCTGAAGATTTTTCTGGTGTAGTTGGTATTCCATTGGCTTCACAGATCTTATCAATAAGCAATTGAATCAAACCTTTAAAGTCATCTGGAGGACATGCATTGATACCTAAACAAGTTAGATCATAATTACTAACTTTAAGTTCATCCATAATAATACATAGCTCAGTACCAAGTTTATATACAACATCTGATACAGTATCTCCCGTACACAGTTTGATGCATGGAATATCCGGTCCCTGCCAAATAACACAGTTACTTGATATTGGGCTACATGGTCTATTATCTAAGTTTAAAGGTTTCATATATCTATAATATAATAATTATTATTAAGAATTGCAAGTTTTAAGAGTTGTATTACATCCGCAACCACAATTACTTATTGGTTGATTACAACATGATGTTGTGGGTTTGCAGATATAGTTAGGGTCTCTTAGAGCATCCAAATCTATTAATTCTTTTTTAACTAACCATTTTTCTTCATCCTCCGGGCAGCAATTACTGATACCATATCTTAGTCTCATTACTTGCTTGTAATAGATCTCTGATGACTTACATGTAATCTTTTCATATTTTTCTATGTCACATGTAGGAGTTGAATATCCTGGTTTTACTTTTCTTTTTGGTAACTTTTCTACCGGACATTGATTGTTAACACAATCTCCAAAGTATTCAATATAAACTGACTTAGCTTCTTCATCACTAAGTACCCAATTGAATAAACATACTTTGTCACTTATTTCATTTACAGCAAGAGTAATTGTCTGTTCTTGTGCTAAACAGTCTATATAAGTAAACTGTTTTTCAGTAGAAAACTGATTAGTTAATCTGCTGCATAAACATGGTTTATCTAATAAACAATCTATACATTCTGCATATTCTATATCTAAAGTAACTATGCCAACATTTTCAATTAATCTTGTTTCTTCTACTTCCCAACAGGTATCACAATTTGTGATCTTGATTACTTTACCAACCTGATCTGTTAAATCAGTATAAGTGTAAATTGGATTTTCAACTCCTTGACAGTCAGTAAGTTTGTAGTAAGTTCTACTACATGCTAAACAACTGTCAAATCTGTAGTCAATAACAATAGGTTGAACATTTGGAGGTTGATAATTAATCTCTTCTACTATCCAACAGTCTCCACATTCTAATTGTACTACTTTACCTACATAACCAGAAAAGTCTTCTGTACTATATTTAATCTGTAATGGATTATCACAGTTAGTAAATTTGTATGCTACAATAGGTAAACAACTAATACAATCACTAGCAGTTTTTAATACAGATACGTTTACCGCACAATCACATTGAACAGGACACTTATTTACTGATAATACATAAACTGCTTGATCAGTAGTCCAATCAGCACTATCTGAAATAGGACAATCTACATCTAATAAACATTCTGCTTGAGTTTCACCTGCATCTTCACCGTAACCCCCTATTGATAAAACCCAAATGTTATTAATAGAATCCCACCATATATAAAAATCAACAGGTAGTATGTCTTCTCCTAGTATTTCATATACATTTCTTTCATTATATGTTGCAACTTTATTTGCTTGAAATGAATTAGTACCACCTTCTGTTAAAATCTCAACTATAAGACAATCACAATTTCCAGATATATCAATTGACCAGCAACCTTCATATCCCATTAGAGTTACAACTTTATTATTTACATAATAATCAGTAAGTACTTCTGAGTTTGATACAGTTATAGTTTCAGTACTTTGGCAGTTTGTTAAGTCATAACATACTTTAGGACATTCCTCATCTATACATAATCCAAAGGTAAATACAGAACCTTCAGTACCACCTGTAACTATCGGAGGAATATAAGAACAAAACTTACTATTACCAACTACAGTAACTAATTCTAGATCTGCATTAACATAAGATATTGAAGATGGATTACCTGTTACTGTATAACAGTTTAAAGCACATTGACATGGTACTTCTAAATTTAATACAACTGATACAGCATCTGGACAATTAGATGATATATTCTTGGTAACAAAATAACATCCTTCATAATTAAGTACAGATACAAATTGATCTACATAACTTTCTAAATCAGTATCTGTTACTATTAGAACAACTCCGGGTGTACAAGAATATAATGTATAACAGTTACATGATTGACATGCTGTACAAGTAGGAACTGTTGTTACTTCACCCATAAACTTAATCCACTCATAAATAACATTTGTAGGAGCTGGTGCAGGTACATTAGTTATATTAAAACAACCAACTACAGGTATTCCGGCTTCATTAAGAATTTCAGTTATTATAAGATCTTCTAAATCTAATGGGCATACTCCTGGTTCACACTCATTATCATATTCAATATATATTATGTCACCGTCTATTTTATAAGGTTCATTTGAACAACAATCATTCAAAGTATAATAAGCTGGAGGACATACAGGACATAACTCTGGATTATTACAATTTACTGTAGGTCCATATATATCATTATCTGCCACAGCTTCTGGTAATAATGGATACGATACATTATTACCACTAATCTGATAAACTGTATAACATGCTCCAGGTTGTAATGATCCACCACTACCTGGAAATGATGCATCTCCTATATACTGAAATACAGCAGGTAAATTAACATCATCAAATATATTCTTTGGACCAGGGGTTCTTAGAAATTTAATTGAAGGTCCAGCACAACATGGTGCAAACTCATAAGCTATTGGATCACATACATCACAAATTTCACTTGCACAATTACCATCAATTATGCCAATTCCTGGTTCTGGTATTTCTGGTAATCCTAATACATAACTAATCTGACCTGTTAACTGTGTTACTGTATAACATTGATCATTAATTAAACCTTCTGTGTTAGGACCATCATACACATACGTTCCATCATAACCACCAAAATCTAAAGGAACTTGAAAGTCTAAAGTCTGTGTTTGGTTACAACATGGAATTAATCTAAGATAAGGTCCTACTGACATTGCTTATTATTTTGTAAATTTATTTAAATTCTTATACCTATCAGGTCCCCAAACAGCACTATGCTTAGCTGTAGGTATTGGTGTTTCTTTTTTTATTGTTGGTTTTGGTGTACTTTGTATTTTATTAATACAGTTACTACATGCACTTCTTCCATCTGATGTTGTTCTTTTCTGACATCCACAAGTAAGTGTTGCTCCGCAGTTTGCACATTTTGCCATAATCTGTTGGTTTTTAGTTGTTTAACAATGTGTACAAGTCATTTTGTTAAGAAGCTTCATAGCATAGTTATATAAACTCATACCTTTTTGAGGCTCATGACAAAATTCAACTTTTCCTTTTGCAGCTTGAAGATACATATAAATCAATCTCAGTTCCTCAAGTCTTTGTTTTATTTTGAATGGAGGATCACAAGCATTAGCATCTACATCACATAATACATTGTAGTACTTATTTAATGCTTGAGTAATTCTCATATGGTTATATTCTACATACACTGTTTCATTAGGAGATACACTGTACTTAATAATGTATACACCATCTGGTATATCTACAGTTACTGTTCCACAATCTGTTGTCTGTAATCCTAGATCACATGCAGTTATTGTTTCTACAAAATCCTGTGTAGTATCTAGTTGTACAGAATATCCAAATCCAGGCACTGTAATATTTAGTGTAGGACATGTTACCGGAATCAATGTAGAATAAACACTTGTATCAAATATCTTTAAGATACATGAGTTCATTACAGTTGGAACCTCTAAACTTAGTATATGATTAGCCATAGTGAAATAATAAAAAAGGGGAGGAGTATGAAACTCAGCTCCCCTTATGTGTTTTTAATCTATAAGATTATGCAGGTACGTAAGTCATTCCTGGGTAGTAGTATGTAGGTGCACCACAATCTGTGACACAGCTTTCAATTTCAAGACCTTCACATGAAATACCACAGTTGTCTAACCACTTGTTAACAAACTCTTGGAAAGCAACTTCTATACCATCAGTAATGATTTCTAACAAGTATTGATCATTATCAAATGTACTAGTTGGGTTGTTGAAACGTGGAACATTATGCAACAAGTAATATCTTGTGTACAAGCTGTTACGGTTGATGTAGTTAAACACACTGTATCCTTGAGTAATCTCACGAATCCTGAAGTCACTGTGGAAGAAGTTTTGTCTGTATTGCTCAGATAAAATTACATCACGTGCTACTGACTCACCAAGACCCATTGCTTGTCTTCCTTGACATTCTGTGATAACACATACTCCGTCAAATGCACAAGGATCACCATTAAGATCTACTTCAGAAGCATAGATTCTAACTGGCTCAACTTCATAGAAGTCAGTCAATTGGAATGTACAGTTACCAAATTTAGTATCTACATAAGCTCCGTTAAGAACTAAACCGGCACATTCACCATCTAAATATCCTGGAGATACATAATGATCCCAAGTATCAACTCCGTATGCAGCTAAGAAAGCAGCATCTGTTCCTGGTGCGTACCAAGGAGTTCCTGATTGGTCAATAAGAATTGGTAACAAGAATGGAGAGATAACTGGATATCTTACAATTGCCTCAGCCCATTGTTTAAAGATTAAAGTTGAATCAATTTCTACTGGAGCAATTGATCCTTCTGGACAACATCCACCATATGCAGAAGCAATGATATAAGAGTTGTGGTTAAGTAATCTTAATGCAGGAGAACCTTTAACATCAACACGTAATGTATATGTTTCACCACAATAGAATTTTTTACAACAGTTAGCACCAACACCAGCAGTTACTTCAAAATCAGGTTGGTCAGCTCCATCTCCTGGTAAATCTACACATGGAGAAACTAAATCACCTGTAACAAATCCTGATCCACCGTTTACTAACTCTACAAATGTTACTTCACCGTCTAATACAGTAATGTTAGCATATGCAGGTTCTGAACCAGCACCACATAATTCAACATCTGAATAAACACCATCAGTTAAACCGCTACCAGCGACATTGATTACCAATGATAAAGCAACATCATCTGTGTAAGCTGTATTACCTAAATGAACAATCTCATTTTGTGGAGTACAAGGATCTACACGGTAGAACTTGCTAACATACTTAGGGTTGATTGTTTTAGACTTGTTAGACTCTTTGTACCCTCCGTGGAAAGGTCCAATTTTGTCATTGTCATAAATAGAACCAGCTGCCAAGATTAATGGACAACAATTGTCTGGAGCATCTCTTTGTAAAGTCCAAGTTTTTGGATCTACAAATGCAAACTTACCACCTAGTAAAATGTTACCTGGTGTACCCAATTTGCCGTTAAGTGTATCAACAAAACCTTCAGTTCCCACAAAGGTCTTTTGAAAAGCATGATTAAAATAAGCCATTGTTTTTTGTTTTAATTAATAAATATATAGTATAATATACTAAAAGTTTTTTAAACTTCCAAATTATTTTAAGAAAAGTAATTTATACTTAGCAGAATTAATAGAATCTTTAAGAGTATCTAAAGAGTTTACAATTTCTGAGTAAGGCATTTTAGCTTGTAAACCATTTACCATTTCATATATGTCTCTTAAATAACTTAAACCATCTTCTACTGTATTAAGTGTTTTTGGAGCTACTTCTTTATAATCAAGGATTTTTTCTGCTGCTCCTTGATAGCCTTCAATAAGTGTATCGGCATGTCCAGGTAATGCATCATATAACTTATTAAGAGCTTTATGTGCTGCATATGCACCGGATCCTTTTATTTTTAAATGAAGCTTGTGAAAACTTGCTGCAGCATTCATAAGTTCTGTAGCACATGCTGCTGTCATAGTATCTACTGAAGCTCCTGCAGGAGTCCTTGAGTATGAAGCACTAGTTGCAGTATCTCTTTTTAACATTCTAGGTTTTTCCATTATTATTAGTTATTACGTTCAGCTCCTTCAGATCCTCTAGAGAATTGGTTTCCTGACTCAATATCTCCAGCTATAATACTTGCAGCTTCATCTATTATTAATTCAATTATGTCATCTTTAAACTCAGATGGTACATTAACAACTGATGCTGTATTGGTATAAGGATCAACACATCCTTGCACTTGTATTTTAACAGGTTGTCTGTAATATATCAAGTCTAACTGTTGAACATTGAATACACCATCTGTATATACATTAACATTATTACCTTTAAGAGTAGCAAATGTTTCTGCCCAGTCAAAGTTAGGTTGCTTAGCTTTATCTCTCAGAAGTAGATTAAGATTTCCTTCTTCTGCCAAGTAAACAGTCATTCTTCTTTTATCACAACAATCTTTCTGAGCAAACACATCTACTCTTTTCCATTGTAAGTAATCTTCTGGAAGGGTGCCTTTAAAATAATACTCTTTATCTACAGTAGGTAAAGTCTCTGTAACAAGTAATACTTGTAAGTCATCCTTTCTTCTAGTAGATTGTTCATCACCTTCTCTTACTTGGTTAATACCATGCAGCTGTCTTCTGGCCCATTCTACCTGAGCTTTATTAAAAGCTTCTACCACAACCCAACACTCAATATTATCATAATCTTGAGAATCTAATTTATTAATTCTTTCTTTTATTTTAATTATTATTGTTGAGTTAAGCATTTTCTAAATATTTAATTGCATTAGTTAAATGTTCAGTATTATCATTTATAAAGCCAAGTATACAATTACACTTATAACATAATAAACCTCTTACTTTACTAGTGGTGTGGCAATGATCAACAGCAAAATATTTATTTCTTCCATGTTTTATTTCAGATTCTGAAATAGTACATATTGCACATTTTCCATTTTGTGAAATTAACATTTTGTTATATTCTTCTAGTGTAATACCGTATCTTTTTTTATAGTAAATTTCTCTGTTTACTTCTTTTCTTTTTTTATTAAACTCTCTTCTTTTTTGTTTAAACTCTTCTGTTTTACTATTTTCTTTTATTCTAGCTTTTATTTTTTCTTTATTTTGCTGATAATATTTTTTAGTATAAGCTTTTAACTTTTCTTCTTTAGTTAGAGTATCAGAAGTTGATAATTCTTTTATTTTTATGGTGATTACACTGTTAAGCATCTCTTATTTTTTTCTTTTTACAGAACCACCTTTTTTAGAACCAGTTAACTTGGCTTGCATAGCTCCACTTTGATCAACCTTATTTCTTTCTGCTTCATTCATTCTTTTAGTCACATTTTCCATTTGTTCAGTTGGTGAAGTATTATAAATTCTATCCAACATTGGTGTTGACTTAGCTCTATTAGTATTAGCATCTTTCCAAGCTTCAAAACTAACTACATTCTTACCATCTTGAGCTTTAGGTAAAGATTTCTTTACTGCAGCTTGTCTAGCTTCATTAGCTTTTCTGAAGAATGTAATTGGATTTTCTTTATTAGTCTTTTTCATCTTATTTATTTTTAGCCATTTTCTTAAAAGTCATTGCTAAAGCTTTTCTCTTAGGTGTACAAGTTTTTTTAGTCATTGGAGTGCAATATCCTTTATGTGCAGGATTAACTGCTTTTTGAATCCAGTTCTTATCTTTAGTTGCTCCACCTTTAGCCATTTGTCTTTTGGTAAGATCTTTCTGAGCTTGAGCTAAAACTTTCTTATTTCCAGCCATGACAATTATTTTTTAGTAGAACCGCCTTTTCTTTTGATAACTCCTCTACCTTTAAGAACATCAGCTTTAGTTACTTTACCATCACCTGTAAGATCTGGAAAACCACCTTTAGCCATTTTTCTAACCATTACACATTTACCGCTAGCATCTCTAACAAGTGGAGCTTTACATGAATGTTTAACAGATACAGAAGCACCAAACTTAGCTTTAGCAGTACCACCTTTTTTCATAGTATCAATACCTTGTCTGTTTGGACCTGTAGGACCAGCATTAGGTACACCATAAATTTGTTTAGATACATTGTCTCCACCTGTAGTAGGTTTAGCAAAACCTTTTGCTTTATTTAGAGCTTGACCACCAACAGCCATTTTTTTTACTTTCTTTATAGTTCCTCCGGCTTTCATTTTGCCACCACATCCAGTTTTACAAGTTTTCATGATATATATATTTTAACAATTCCATTTTCTTAAAGACTTATTAATCCTAGAGTTAGGATCATTAGCTGTCTTAGAGCTTGTTAGTTTTTTCTTCATACCTGACATTCTGCTACAGAAGCTTTTTCTTCTTTTAGCAGCTTTGCTATCAGGATCTAATTTAGAAGGTTTAGTAGTTACAGCTGTCTTAAGTTTACTACCTGGATTCTCTCTTCTATATGAAGCAACTCCTTTAGCATTAAGACCTCCTGTAGGATTCTTACCTTCTTTTCTTTGCCAAGTTGGAGATTTTGCCATAACTATACTTTTTTAACTCTTCTTCCCATACCTACTCTAGACTTCTCAGCTTTCTTAGCAGCTAGTTTAGAAGGAGTTAGTTCATACTTAGTCTTTGGTGTATCCTTAGATACTTTTCTTGTAGGCCGGCAGTATTCATTTTTACCACCGGCACCACAAGGTTTTCCAGATTTTGTATCTTGCCACTTCTCTGCTTGCCATCTTTTAAGTTCAGTTCCTTTACTAGTCTTCCTTACAGTACCAGATGCTTTACGGCATTTGGCAATAGCTTGAGAAGCCCTTGCTGAAGGGAACACAGCGTACTGTGCTTTTACTTTACTATAACAAGCATCTTTAGGCATTATCCTTTTTTAGGTCTTGCAACCGGTTTATTAGTACCACCTGATCTTCCTTTAGCTATTTTTTGTACAACAGCTTTAACACTTAAGCTGTGCTTAACACCTTTACTACCAGCTTTTTTATCAGCTTGTAATTTAGCATTAGGATTTACCATCCCTCCTGTTTTATATTTCATAATTCCTCCTTTTTTCATTTTTGCTACATTTTCTTGGTCTTTCTCTGCTCTTCTTTCTTCTCTTCTAATATCTCTTTCTTCTCTTCTTTCTGCTCTATCTGCTCTTCTTTCAATTTTTCTTTCAAGTCTTGTTTTCTTCTCTTCTGGTGCAGGAGTAGATGTATTAACACCTGCCAACTGAGTTGGTATATTTCTAGACTCCATTAATTGTTCTGCTGCTTTTGCTGATGAAATAGTTTCCATCTTAATTAGTTCCGGCTTAGGAGCAGCTTTAGTTTCAACCTTTTTAGTTTCAACTTTTTTAGTTTCTACTTTTGGTGGAGTATAAGATTTAGGTTTACCTGTGTTTGGTTCAATCTTTACTTTACCTTTAGAAGGTACAGAAACTTTTGCTGAACCAATAGTTGTAGCCATTTTTGGTGCTTTTGGTTTTTGCGGTTCTGTTTTCTTTTTAGGTTGTGGTCTATCCAAACCTTCAACTACACCTTTAACATAAGCTGGATTTGATTTAGACGTAGATGGTTTAGATGTACTAGATTTTGAAGTACTAGGTTTTGAACTACTAGATGTAGCTTTTTTACCTTTAATACCAATATCAGTATAAGAACCGTATCCGCCAGCAACTCTTTGATTACCTTTAATTAAGTTACCTTTGTTGTCATATATTTTTCTAACCTTAGAATCATATGTTCCAACATTACTTTTATATGGTGCATCATATGTTACTGTTACCTTACCGTCTTTTTTAACCACTTTTTTATTAGTAACACCAGTTAAAGGTTTAACAGGTTTTGCATCTTTAGCACTTATACTATAGTCACCTTTTGAAGTTTTAACTTTAGAACCTTTACTAGTAGAAGTTTTGCTAGTAGAAGTGTTGTTTTTAACAGGTGTACTAGATTTTTTTGATGTAGGAGTCTTAGGACTGCTAGAAGATTTGGATTTATTTTCAGATCCAAATGGTACTATCTTACCATCAAATGGTTTGATAGTTGGAGCAGTTTTGCTACTAGACTTTGTTTTAGACTTAGGAGCAGGTTTTTTATTTGCCATTTTATTTTTATTTTATGAGTTCCAATACTTCTCACAGGTAGTATTAAGATCTTTAAGAATATCCTCATTTAAAGGGTTTTTCAAGAACTCTACTACATCAGAAACATTTCTTCCAAGCAAGCTGTTTGTCTTAGCATGGTAAATGAATCCATCTGCCTTATTTATAATATACTTAAAAAATACGGAATCTCTAACAATTGATTTAATTTTTAGTGTTTCCATATCCATATTTGCTGTTTCCATAAAGGATTTTGCAGCTCTTTCTTTATTGGTTTCTCCTCCTTCACCATTAATGTGTCTGTCCATATTTTCATATAACACATCAGATGGTGTAGATTTTCTATACTGTGTACTGTTAATATCTACAACTTTTGCAATGTAGAATAACTTAGTACTGTTTTTCTCAAATAATTTCTGAAGTTCAGAAAGTGCTTTGTTACGCAGCTTCTTGTATTCAGTTCTTACCATTACTGTTTCTTCTTCTTTGTCTAAGTAAAACTTAGGTGGAACAGCTTTGGATCTTGCATCATCAAAACTTTTAGCTACAATTGAAAAACCACCGGCCTCAATAGCATAAAGTTTAACTCTGTCAAATGGATCTTTTGGATCCAAGTATAAAGGTTCATTACCACAAGAGATTTGTATCTTATTCCAAAAATCTGTATTATCTGGTTTAAGCAATTTTACTTTATTCCAGAATTGTGGGTCATCAATTTCTATATAGTTAGCAGCAAGTTCTTTTTCTAGTTCTGCTACAGCAGTTCTGATTTGAGTAATTCTTGCTTCTCTTTCTTCTCCTTGTAGATGTTTAATCTCTGGTGAGAATTCATTTAATCCTGTGATGTATCTGATAACACCATTTACTTCTAAGCAAGCTAGTTGCTCATTGTGTGTAACTCCATCAAATAGAGTCATACCATATTCTTCTAATCCCATGTTAGAAGTTCTACTGTCAAAGAACGGTCTGATAGCAATTGCTGTCTTTCTTACTGAGCCCTTACCGGTCTCTACCATTGTGAAATTTTCCATGTTTTGTTGGTTTTTATTTGTTGGTTAAATTTAATACTTTTTGTTTAAAAAAAAGGGAGGAGTTTCCCCCTCCCTAGTTTTTATAGTGTCTGGTTAGAATGATCCACCAGTGATTGGGTTTCTCATAACAATCTTCAACACTTTAGTAGGGTCTTTTACCCAGATAGCTGGCATTGTTTGAGACATCATTACACGGTACCCATTGAATTGTCCAGAAGACTGGAATCCTTGAGTACGTCCCATGTAATCCATAGTACCATTTTGATACCACCACTTAAGTTGGTTGTCCCAAGACAATTTCAACAAGAAGATGTTATCATTAGTATTATCAGTGATATCAAAGATAATGAATGAGTATGAGCTCAATGGGAAACCATCAATGATTGGGTTCTCAATATCATTTGTATGAACATTGTCAAATGCTGGGTTCAACACAAACTTAACATTAGCCAAGAATGGGATAACGTAAGAAGTGTAAGCAAATCCAAAGTTCAAGTCCATTCCTTTACCAGTGATTGCACCAATATCAGCAGCCTGAATTAACAAACCTGAAGATACTGCTTCTCTTTTGATAGCCTCATTTACCATACGCATACCACCCATACCTGTTTGTACAACTAGGCTACGTTTTGGATCTGGACCTTGGAACTCAACTTTACCATTGAAGAAGTTGTAGATCTCTCCACGGAACAAATCAAGTGTAAAGTTATTTTTGTTGTATACTCTTTTGAAAGAGTTATCCAACTGTTTCCAAAGACCTACAGACAATCTTACATCATCTGGACCATCTTGACGTACTCTACCACCATGACCCCACATTAAGTAAGTTTCAATGTCAGTAGCAATTTTGCTCAAGTGAGCAGATTCCATTGTAGTTAAGAATGTTCTAGAAAGATCACCATTATCAAATGCTTTCTTTACTTTATCCTTACCTAACTTAGAAATCATATCTTCTAAAGATGTGATAGATGGATCAATGTTTTTGTCAAATGTTCTCCAGATCTCAGTTACAGGAACTGTACCATCTGCATTCATTCCACCTTTGATCATCAAGTCAGCACGGCTAGAGATTGAATAGTGTACGTGAGCTTCTGCACCACCAACAAAGTTGTAGAATTCACGGAATCCTGCTCTTGTTTGGATGTCAGAAAATCTTTCACCATACTCACCTCTTGCGGAACCTTTACGGAAAACTTTAGTTCCATTATTTAAGTACTTGTTATCCAAGTATTTGTAGTTGTCGTTGTCTACTAATTGTACTGTATAGATGAATCCATCACCTAAAGGTAGGATATCTTCTGTAGGTACAATGTACAATTCAGCTCCGTTGTATTTGTCATAAGTGATGATATCACCATGTCCAAACTCTCTTCTGCTTAACTTGATACGGAAAGTTGTTCCGTCAATACCTTTGAAAGTATTGTCTGGTTCAATATCCTCAATGATGTAAGGTAAGTCTACAGACACTGGAGTCTGCCACTTATACTCACCACGAGCATTATCAACCATAATTACATTTTTACCACCAAAGCTAGACATTTGATAAAGAGGCATTTCAACCTTTTGAGCCATAGCCCAAAGGTCTACTGGACCTAAGTCCATTGGTTCTGCATCCTTCAACATGTTCACCAAGTGGTAAGAGTCTACATGTGACGTAGCATTGTACGCGGTATCCCGTAGAAATATACCATTGTTTAAAACTGGAGTTGCCATTTTTATATGTATTTAAATAGTTACTAATTAAAATCTCTTGAACATATTTGCTCTTGGGATTGTTCTTTGTTGAGGTTTAGCGGTCCCTCTTTTTTGTTCTTCATATTCATCTGTTGAAGATGAAGAAGCAAGTTTCCTAGACTCCTCTGTCTTTAATTGTCTTACTGTTTTTTCTACAACTGCTTTGCCACCAATCTCTTTTACTTTTGCTTTGTATCCATCTGGATCAGCAAGTAACCATAGTGCTTCAGCAATCAAGTCATGTCTTGGTTCTACAAACTGATACTTCTCTAGTAAGTGACCTAACATGTTAGTTTGTTTACCAGAAATTGAAGGATAGTTTGGTTGAACTAATCCTGAGTATAACATACTCTGAATCTTTTTATCAAGTTTAACACCACCAAGTTCACCAGCAACAAGAGTATTGTATACACTATCAGTGTAAGCTTTAGCTTGTTTTTGCTGTTGATCTTTTCTTTGTTCTTGTTCAGCTAATTGTCTTGCAACAATTTCTTCTTGCATTTTATCTAGCTTAGGTTTAAACTGATTAGCTTTTTGTTCTAGCTTACCTATGTCAGACCAATCTTCAATCTCTGCTTCAATTTCTTCAGGTGTTCCAAAGTTAGTAGCATAAAGATATTGTCTTGCAATTTCAGCTTGATCATTCTCATCTGTAGGGTCTAGATCTCTCATCTCTTCTACATGAGCTAGAGTTCTAAATAAACCTTTAAGATCTTGTCCACCATCAGCAACATACTTTGCTGCTATCTGAAGTTCTTCTGGAAGAGAATTAAAGAATTCTTTTGGAGTATCTTCTCTAACTTTGTTTTCCCTTTCTTGGAAGTTAGCTTCAAATAACTCTCTGAAATCTTTAGTAGTGTACTCTTCTAATGGTTTATCATCATCAAAAGGAACAAGTGTGCCTTCCTCAATCATTTTGCTAGCTAATTCAGCAAGACCTGATTTATCAACCTTTGGTCTTCCTTTATTACCAGCATCTTCTTCTTGAGAAATTAATCCATCTAACTCAGCTATAGTTTCATCAACTTCTGCTTTCTTTTCTGCAGCTTCCTGTTTTTCAGCAGGAGTAGCAACAGGATTGTCAAGGAACGCGGTATCAATGTTTTCTTTGGAGAATAAAGACTTGGGTTTATCCTCATCTTTATTTTCTGGCAACATAATGTTTTCTGCACCAGGATTACCAAATAACTCATCAATGTTAATATCAACTTCACCTACCGTTGTGGTGTCTTTTACCTCATCATTGAGGTCTTTTGTTTCTTCACTCATTTGTTGTTGGTTTTTGTTTATAATTCAATATACAAAATAAACTTGATAAATTTAAAAGAGGTTATATAATTTTTTGCACTATATAGCTAAATCTATTTTTTCTTTTCATCTTTATTTGGCTTATCAAACTTGTTTTTGTTTTCTCTTGCTATCTGTAACTGCTTATCAGCTATCTCTCTTTGCACTTGCAGCTTTTGTCTATCTATATCAATCTTTTGATTTTCTCTATAGTTTTCATTAGTCTGCTTCTCTCTTTGTAATTGCATTTGAGATTGATATTGTTCAGTTTCTTTAATATCTTTCATAGCATCTGCATAGTCAGACATTTGATTTTTATTGATATCCTGCATAGCACCGTATCCTGCAGATCTTATTTCAGCTACAGTAATATCTTTCTGAATCATTTTATCATCTCTTTCAGCAGCAGCTTGAATCTCCATTTGTTTTTGTTTTTCAGCAGATGCAAGTTGTTCTTGTTGTAATTGTTGTGCTGATTGAGCTTCTTGCTGTTTAGCTTCTTGTTGTTTTTGATCAGAAGACTTAAGAGCTGTATTAACTTCTGCAATTGAATCAGCTTGAACAATCTTACCAAGATCATAAATAGATGCTCCTGTAGTGTTATTCTGCATAGCCATTTGTTTAAGCTGTTCAAGAATAGCTCTTTGGTTAGCAGTTGTGGTACAGAAAATATTAAGATCTCTCAAAAGTAAATCTGTTCCATTTATTTGAAAATTAACTTTATCATCAGCTCCTGTGATATAACTTAGTCTGGCAGATGGTTTTGTGCTATGATAGTATTGAGCAAGGTCAGTACGCATCTGATGCACTCTAGGCATTAAGTAATCACAGTGTTGAATAAAAAATACTTCTGTTTGAGCATAAGAAGCTGCAGCAGCTTGTTCTACACCTGTGGCAGTCATTTGAGATAACTGTTGTCCCATTCTTTGCGGGTTAACTCCGATTACTTCATATGCTTGTTGCTTAAAGTGATTAGCTAACTGAATCCTAGACATTAATCTCTCTGTCTGAGATAGATCTAGTTTTTGGAAATGTTGGAAGTTAAGAGCATTCTCAGTATTAGTTATACTAGTATCAAGAGGCAACATCTGGAAATTCTTCATAGCTACATAAGCTTTAGCTAAGTTTCCTTTCCCCCAGTCTTCTCCTAGTGAATGTCTTGGGAGGGTATTCTGATCTAACATAATGATAGTACCAAGTTCATCAACTAAGATGTCTGCTATTTGATTGTTAACAATGTTATACCCAATCTGATATGGCTTCATTAAGTCAAGCAAAGCAGTTGACTTGGTATTTCTATCTGAGAATACAGCACCCTCCACTGGTAACTTACAACCATAAAGTGTGCTATCACCTTTGAATTGAAATTTAAGTGGTCCAATATGGTTCTTATCTATTCCTAAATAAATTGGTGAGAATCCTCCAGGATTGTTCATACCCCAGAATGAAGGAATGTTTGGTCCTATTTTGATTCCACCCCATGTTTCATTAATCCAGATCCAATCTATGTGTTCTCCAAATACAAGATTATCTTTTGTTTTGTTTTTAAATAATCTAGTATCATATATTGGTTTGTCTTCTACTTTATAGTCTTCAGTAATTATCTCATTAATTACTTCACCATTATCAGATATCTTAGTCAGATGTCCAATTTTGCGCTGAGATTTCCAGTATCCTGTGGTTACTCTTAATAGATATGCTGTACCTTGGTCAAAGTAATCTTCTCCCTCAGACATAATTTGAGCAATAATATCTCCACCATCAAGTACTGATCCAGCTCTCATAGTAGTATACTGTCTATATGCAAGTGAAGGCATGTTGACATTCCACTCATGAGTTTTAGTACCATCATAGTAAGTACCATCATTTTGATAACCACCAATGATGTAACCAGCAGATCTGATTGGATATACATTTTCAAGGGCTTCTAACTGTTCCTCTGTCATTATGTATCCATACTTATCAATTACATCTGATACAGTCATCATATCTATTTTACCTACCCAGTTGCCTTGGGAGATATATCTAGCATCCGGAGACTTGTGATAAAATGTAAGTGGTGGATTCCATAGTTCTATATCATAATCATCTTCCATCATACGGAAGTGCCAGAACTCTCTATCTGTAATAAGCATGTCACGGAAACCTCTTTCCTCAAGCTCATCCATTCTAAATCTTTCAACATCTACTTTATGTTGATGGCTAGCCCACTGTTCTGCCATAGATCTGTAATCTTTTTTAAAGAACTGTTCTATTTCAGGAAGTGATTTAATATTATCAATGGAAAGTTGTTGTTGTGCTTCTTCAGAATTTGGATCCAATCCTTGCTCTAATAAAGCTGCAGTAATTTTAATTTGAGCATCTGCCATAAGAACTTCTTCTACAGCAGTTCTTTTTTGCTCAATCATTTCATTATAAGAATACTCATCTACTGCCCTGTATGTTAGCTTAGTTGTTCTTTTAGCAAATTCAGCTACAAGAACATTAATAACATTTGGGATAATAGGATAAAACTTTAACTCAAGTGCAGAAGCATCTTCTTTAGTAAGTACTTCTACTATATCTCTATAGTCATTATCTTCTTCAACAATATAGTCTGATCTATCTATTACACCTTTTGCTAGCTTATAGTTTTTCATGAGCCTGCGGGCATTTCTGCGGATCTGTTTTAGACCATTCCATTCTAACCAGTCTAAGTTCCAAGCAGCCCACTCATCATCTTTATCTTTTTTAGCTAAAAACTGAAGTGGTTGAGTAATACTACCCATCCTATTGTGAGATGTCTTAACTCCTTTTTTTGCTTGTAAGGCATTTATAATCTGCATAATTCCTATTTAAGATTTTTAAATGGGGATTTTTTAAACCCCTGTCCTCCAGAATAAAAAGTTTTACCCATATGTCTGAACGGACTATTATTTAATTTAAACAAATTTTCTGACTTTTGCAAGTTTTTGGCTGCATCATCCATTATTGTTCTTCTAGCATAACCCCTGTTTGCTTGCTGGATTCTCATAAATGCAACCAAGGCACAGAAAGAAACAAGTCTATCCACATTGACTCCATCTGCATATGCTCTCATTTCTTTAAGTAACATAGGATCAGGAATCCTTTCTATACCATATTTGGTTCTTACAATAGTACCATCTGTTTTAGTTTCAACATCTAATTCTTCTTTGGTATATTCTATAGCATAACTAAGAAGATGGGCTTTGAATAATGTTCCGGTATTCTTCCAACCATACTCCTGAAACACATTAGCATTTGCACCTAAGTCTTTCAAGAAAAGAATCTGACTTTTAGGTACCAAGTATCTTTGTTTCTTTCTTGATATCATGTACTGGATAAACAGGGAGATGTTATTCTCTATTACTGTCCATGCATTATACCATTCTATAATTAACTCTAGCCTCTGGTGAGTTTTATTGATATCATCAAATCTACCGCACCATGCTGCTACAATCTTATCCGGTTCTATGTAAGTTTCTGTTTCTGTACCAGTTACTTTAGTAACTTCAATAGGTGCCTTCATTACATAGATAGAACAGAGTGATTCTGAAGTTGTTGTTTTACCTTCTGACACGGGGTCAATAGAAGCATAATACTGTCCAAATGCAGGATCCTTAACTGGTCTTTCCCATACTACTAATACTCCTGTTTTATCTTCTGTACTTTTAGTAACAGGAAATTCCATAATGGGTCTCTTATTTGAAGGCTTAACAGAAGGTTTTCCATTTTCATCTGTAGCAATATCTAAGAACTCATATGCATATTCTTTATCTTCTATTCTTCTTTCCTGAGCTCCTACTAAGTGAGATGGAAATACTGATACAGTTCTATGTGCAAAAGCTTCCTCAATATTTCTTGGATGCTGAGATATCCTTAACTGATAAGTTTCCGGATCCAGTTCTTTCTTCCAAGTATCAAATTGTTTATCTAATGCTATTAATGCTTCTTCTACAAGTGAATTACCATAGTCATCAATGTACGGTGGCATAGACCATTGCTCTGGGATAAATAATCCTGATAAACCTACAGTACCTTTATTATCAAGTAAATCAGTAGTAACAGCATAAACATCACTATCTAATGGTTTAAGAATCATTTTTCTTAGTGGTTCACACTGAGATAAATCACCCACAGATCCTGCTGCTATAAACATACCTGTAGTAATTAAACCAGATCTCATGGCTGGTCTCATGTACTCATATGTCTGATCCATCTTAGGAGCAATCCCGGCCTCTTCATGGAAGAAGTACTTTACCGGTCCACCGACACCATTTGTGGGATCTTTTTCAAAAGACATACCTTGCATGGTACCCTTTAGACCCACTTCTGTTTTTCTGTCACCTTTTCTTACTTCAATCTTTTGCTGCCACATTAAGACTTTGTCTGGAGACATTGGACGGTACCATGCCGTATGCTCATTAAGGAAGGCAGCATATTCTGATAAGAACTTCCAAGAACCTTTTTCATTGATATAATCTTTAAGACTGGCTCCCATTTTCAAAGTTACCCCAGCCTCAAACCATAACTGATTAAGTAGTTTAGAGATATGAAAGTATGAAGATGCTATCTGACGTTTCTTTAAGATAGCTACATGTTTGTAATTTAATTCTGCCAGTAGTTCATATAAAGCCATATGATACTGAGCATCCCGGATTTTAGCAAAGTCAAACTTTTGTTGTTCTTTATCAAAAATTGGCAAGAAGTTTAACCACATATAATAGTCCCTTGTGAGGTACCATTTCTTATTATCTTTTATGTAGAATACTCCTTTCCGGCATTTAGTTTTCTGGTCATCCCAATAATTAATAAAGTCTTTAGATTTAAAGGGAGAAGTACAATATACATTCTGGGTTCTAAACAGTGTTGCTTGTTCATTAAACAAATAACTAGTTTCATCAAATGCATATTTACCAGGTTCAGCAAATATATCTGCTATAGCTCTAGAAAATGCTTCTCTACTATCAAATGATACTATCGTCCATGTACCATTATCCCAACAGGGTATGTCTTGATAAATCTCACTCATGGTTATGAATCATATGCAAGGCCTTGACCACCTCTAACTTTACTTTGCTGCTCATCCTGAAGATCTTTATAAGCTCCTTTGAAAGATGCTCTTATCTGATCAAACTTAGCTGCAGCATTTATCATAGAGTTAAAGTTACCGTCCCGGCCTGCTTCTATTGGTGTAGTTTCCATATATCTAGCTAATCTATCTAGCATAGATGCAATACCTTTATAAGCTCTAGATGTTGGAGTTTCATACATCTTCTGGCAAAACTTTAAGGCATCATATACTGTTTTGTCTTCTGTAGAAAATTCTCCTTCTATCTCTCTCATAATCAAACTTTCTTTTTCTACATCTGGTGCATGAAAGAAAGGATTCATATCTGGATTAGGACATGTCATATAGAACAAATACTGGTAGATCTTTAGATAATCTTCCGGGTATTCTTCCATCACATCCTTAAGTGATTTTAGTGTGTAACAATGTTCAGTTGGAATAACTGTATTGTTTTGTACATCAAATAGTTTAATTAACATAGTTACTTCTTTTTAATTTTTCCTTTGTTATCATGCAAGTAATGTATGATAGCTTGTACCTCATCTGCTAAATAAGGCACCGGCATAATCTTTACTTCTTTAACAATAGGTTCCCCATTACCATCTAACTTACTAATAGGATAACCCCATTGGTCTTCTCCTTCTACTTCAAAGGTTATGTGATGTATAAAGATATTTCCAGGTCTTAGTTTAGGGTTATGCTTAAGTATAATATACATATAAATACTAAGCTGTAATGCATAATGGTTAAAATGACAATCATCTAAATTAGATACTGGTGCAAGTAGTTTTTCAGATTTACCATCCCAGTCTACATAAGACTCAGTCTTAATTTCCTTATTAGTTTTGTAGTCAATGATATTTACTTTACCATTGACTACTTCTACTAAATCTGATTGTCCACAGATTCCAACTGATCTAAGATAGACCATATGTTCTGGATACACGCCTGGTTCTAGTTTTTGTGCTGGAGCTATTTTAAGTCCTTCTTTGACTTCAACTGGAGAAAATACTGGTATAGTAACACCATCTCTTTCCATAGAAGATAATGAACATAAGTCAGCTTCTCTTTGGTTATGGTACCATGTTCCTAGTGTAGTAGATCTGGTAGATTCTCCATTCCAGATCTCTTGTATTACTTTAGGTTCAATACCATACCACTTAGACTTCTTGCTCTTGCTTACTCTTTCTGCAACTTTCTTTGCATCAAAAGGTTTTTTAAAATGGGATACAAGTGTTGTTACACTTACCCAATCAATAGCTTCCCCGTCAATACTGACATAGCTATGGTCATCTGCTTTAAATGCTATACTCATTGTTATGCGTTTTCTATAATAGTATTAGCTAATGTTCTAGATGCTTCATCTTCAGATATCATCATCTTTCTAATATTAGTTACTTCTTCCTGTGTAAACTTGCCTTCTATAGAAAGTATCTTCAATCTTAGAAACTTGTTCTCTGTTTCTAGTTTAGTAATTCTATCTTCTATAGCTTTTAAAGGATGTACCCATGGATCTTCTAGAACTGTGTTCATTCTACTAAATATTCCATCTGATGTAGTAGTTATAGTTTGTCCAGGAATTGTATTAATCATGGTATTTGGATTATTAATATACATAATACTAGTCTTTAAGATTTTCTAATTTACCTTCTTCTTCTTCTGTAGCTATTGCATCCCATTTACCTAGAGGACATTCAGAAGATAATGATCTAGTTTTAAATGCTAATGAGCAGCCACACTCAGCACAGCAAGGTTGTGTCTTCTTTACAGCACACTGTTTTCCTTTAGTATCTAGGTGTTCACAATCATCACAGATATCATGTCTCATTCTGGCAATGTCTTCCACAAACTCATCTCTAATTACAGAGTTTTTAATACCTTCTAGGATTCCTTTTCTATTCTCCCAAATTGTCTTCAGTACTGCTCTCATTCTTTGTTTTTTTAAAGTTATCTTTTCTTTCATCTTCTTTCAGAATTTTCTTTTCTAATTCTAAAAGCTGTTCAAGTTTTAATTCAAGACCTTTCTTATTAAAGTATGCTCCAAAAGTAGATGTATCATGACTTTGCAACTTTTCAGTTATTTTAGGTATGTCAGCTTTAACTACTAATGGTTTTGCTACAAAGTGACCTAAACCTTCTACATTTATTCTTGGATAAGTTAAACTTGTTAGATTAATTCTAAGTTCTTTATAGTAATACTCAACAATATCTGCAATTACAGACTCTTCAAGATTAATGTCTTCTGCAACCTGTCTGTATATACTACTTGCTTTCTTGGGTATCATTGCCTAAGAATTTATAATCTAATAAGATGGTACCTTGTGTTTGTATTTTAAGATCCGGATTTAATTTAATCATTTTTTTGTTATCAGGATCTTTTACTACAAGCATATTCTTTTCTGCTTTGTTTATACAGTTCCTAACAGTCTGTGGTGATTTAAATATCCAATCTTCTTCTGCAGATGCATCATAGCAGAAATGGGTAAGCTCAATAGGTTCATTAAAACTAAGTAAAGTAAGACAGTTTAAGTCAGACTCACTCACTGTTATATGATTGACATAACAATGAGTAAGTATCTGAAACTTTACTACATCCCATTTAGGCATCTTGACACGCTTCTGTACTTGGTTTACAAGTGCCATGATTAGTTCTTTTTAAGCTTTCTTTTAGCAGTTTCTGGATTAATCCTTCCCTCTAACTCAGCTCCTTCTTCATTTAAATCTTCATCTAATGGCTCTGGATTATTTATCTGATACATTGTTACAGCATACTGATGATCATACTGTAATCTCTTAAGTTTATTTTCAGAGATATCTGCTAGTAATTTTTCATACTCAGCTTGTGCTTTAAGATAAGGAAGAGCATCTTCAAAATACTTTTTCATCTCTTCTTTTCTTTCTGCTAGCTGTTCTGGAGATAGATTCTCCATTTGTTCTTGTTGGTTTTCCATTGGTTTTTATTTTAAGTTTAAAACAAATATACAATAAAAGTTTAAATTAAAATAGTTTAAAACAAAAAATCCAGATACTATAGGTACCTGGACTGTAGTAGTTAGAGGAGTTTAATTACTCTTGACCTTTCATTTTTTTTAAACCAAGCCCGGCTAAAGTACCAACTGCGGCAGTAATAAGACCACTTAATACACCACCTTTAGTTTCAGATGATTTACCTACTGATCTAAAAGTTTTTTTACAAGCCTTTTTAAATCTATCACCAGGTC